GCCAACTGATTCTTAATGAACTGATTCGTATTGGCTAATGCGCTATTGAAAACAGTTGTGTTGAGTTTTGTTGCAATGTAGTTGTTCGTATTTGCAAGCGCAGAACGTTCGCGATTGCTTACAGTTGTAATGAACTGATTGGTGTTTGCAAGCTGAGCTTTGATAAACGAATTGGTGTTAGCCAAATGAGCTAACTCAGTCGCCTTTGTCTGATAGATTGCTGCTGCGTTTGCTACTTGAAGTCTGTCGCTGATAAGTGTACGCAGCGCAGTGTTCGTGCTTTGCAATGCAGACCAAGTTGCGCCACCAGAAACGATAACGCTGTTGATATATGCATTTGTGTTGGCTAATGCTGCGTTAAATGTTGATGTGTTTACTTTAGTTGCAATGTAGCTGTTTGTGTTTGCAAGATATGACTTAACATTCGCAACTTGCATTCTATCCGAGATAAGAGCGCGAAGTGCAGTGTTAGTAGAAAGAAGAGCGGACCAAGTTGCTCCTGATGAAGATACTAGACCCCAATAAACAGACGTTCCGTTGGTCTTGAGCGCATAACCAGCAGTACCAAGCGATCCATTAGCCAATAGCTTATTGATTTGAGTATTACCAGAAACATCAAGATTAGTAGAAATGGTCATACGACCAGTATGCTGTATTAGCCCAGACGTAGTAGGATTAAGTTTAGTTGCATATGTAGCAACTGCGTTAGCAACTTGAAGTCTATCAGAAATTAATCCGCGAAGCGCAGTATTTGTTGATGTAAGAGCTGACCAGTTGGCTTTCGTCGCGATGTATGCGTTTGTGTTCGCAAGATATACTTTGGTATTTGCAACAGATATTTGCTGCTTGATGTAGGAGTTAGTATTGGCTAGATACGCTTTGACATTAGCAACCTGCATACGATCGCTGATAAGAGCACGAAGCGCTGTGTTCGTGCTTTGCAATGCAGACCAAGTTGCTCCACCAGATACAACAACACTATTGATGTATGCGTTGGTATTAGCAAGCGCTGCGTTGAATGTTGATGTGTTTACCTTAGTCGCAATATAGTTGTTTGTATTAGCTAAATGTGCAAGTTCAGTTGTTTTAGTTTGATAAGTTGCTGTTGCATTTGCAATCTGTAGACGATCAGCTATAGCCAATCTTACGGAAGTATTTTGTGCAAATGTAGCACGAATATCTGTTCCGTTTAGTTTCAAAAATCCTGTTACGGAAGTGTTTCCTAACGTAGAGTTGGCTACAACTGTAAGATTTCTAGCAGCTCTAATGTTTTGAGCAGCAAACGGTGCTAAACGAAATGATGCATGTGAAGTGTTGATATAGACGTTTGCGTCGGGCTCTGGCGCATAGTTCTCAAAGACTTTCCACGTTCCTGCGTCAGATGCGTCACGGAAAAATCCTGTATGATGATATGTTCCATCATTATAGTTTGCTGCAAGACCAATATCTGGATTAGATACAATACTGTTGGCATTTAGATATATCATATTATCGCCAGTAGATACATTGTTGGCAAAATATGATGTGATACCGCCAGTTACTTCAAGTTTACCTTGAATGAATACGTTTGCGCTGAAACGAACATTACTTGCGATAGTTTGTGAAGATCCTGCATTGTAAGTTTTATTTAAAAAATTACTGTTCAGATATGAATTAGACGCAGCATAAGCTTTTGTTGCGTACAGAGCAGCTGCGTTAGCAACTTGCAAACGATCACTTATAAGACTACGCAGAGCTGTGTTTGTACCGGTTAACGCTGTCCAAGTAGCTTTAGTTTTTATGTATGCGTTCGTATTAGCCAAATATGACTTGACATTAGCAACTTGCATACGATCACTGATGAGTGTGCGTAACGCTGTGTTAGTGCCAGTGAGCGCAGACCACGAAGCTTTTGTTGCTATATACGAATTTGTGTTACCTAGCGCAGAACCAAATGTGCTAGCATTTAACTTAGTAGCGATATATGAGTTGGTATTTGCAAGTTGTGCTTTGATAAACGAATTTGTATTAGCTAACGCGGAATTGAATGTAGTTGTATTTGTTTTAGTTGCGATATACGCGTTTGTGTTAGCTAGTTGAGATTTGATATATGCGTTTGTATTGGCTAATGCAGAATTGAATGTAGTTGTATTTACTTTAGTTGCAATGTATGCGTTCGTATTTGCTAGATACGCATTTTCAAGACCATATATTCCAGAAATTGTGCTGTTAAATGTGGTTATATCTACTTTGGACGCAATGTATGCGTTCGTGTTAGCCAAAATAATCTTGACATAACTATTTGATGCTGCATATGCTTTTGTTGTATATGTTGCTACTGCATTAGCGACTTGAAGATATGCTGATACGTTAGCTGTCACGCTAGCTAAATCGGAATATTTAGCTAGTTTATAGCCACCTACAGTAACACCGTCATGAACTCTAAGAGTGTGATTCGTAGTATCAACAGTAATCTCAGCATTCGCTCCCGTGAACGAATTATGTTGAGTTGCTGTACCTCTTCTAAATTGAACTTGAATCGACATTAAAGAGTTCCGTAATCTCTATTGAGTTGTATATCTATCGCAGTTACGATAGAACCATAATCAATCGTTTCGCCAGCATATCCACCTCCACCTCCACCCCCAACTGATGCTGCTACATCTGCGATATATGCGTTGGTATTAGCTAGAATCAGTTTAACATAAGCATTAGAAGCTGCGTAAGCTTTCGTAGCATATTTAGCGTTGGCATTAGCAACTTGGATACGATCGTTAATGAGTAAACGAAGCGCAGTATTTGTAGTTGTTAGCGCGCTCCAAGAAGCTTTTGATATGATATAAGCGTTTGTATTCGCTAGAATAGTTTTAACATAGCTGTTAGCAGCCGCATAAGTTTTCGTTGCGAATCTAGCGTTTGCGTTAGCAACTTGTAAACGATCACTAATGAGAGTACGAAGCGCTGTGTTTGTTCCTGTAAGAGCAGTCCAAGAAGCGCGAGTTGCAATATATGAATTCGTATTAGCTAAATCTGATTTCTCACGATCGCTCACACTCTTAATGTATGCGTTTGTGTTGGCTAATTGTGATTTGATGAATGCATTAGTATTAGCGAGAGCAGCACGTTCACGATCACTTACGGTTTTAATGTATGCGTTTGTATTTGCTAACCAAATTTTGGCATTAGCAACAGAAAGCTTTTGAGCAATATACAGATTGGTGTTCGCAAGAGCTCCTCGTTCACGATCACTCACACTTTTAATATATGCGTTTGTGTTAGCCAACTGAACTTTTGAATTAGCAACGGATAGTTTTGTAGCAATCAAACTAGCTGTATGTGTCGCGTAGTTTGCGTCGTTCGCAAGCGCATTCGCGAGCTCGCGTAGTGTATCAAGAACAGCAGGTGCTGAATTGACAACAGCTGAAATCTGATTGTTTACATAGATACGAAGAGCTGTATTTGTACTTGTAAGAGCTGACCAAGTTGCGCGAGTAGCAATTGAATTGTTCGTATTGGCGAGCGTTTGTTTAACATAAGTATTAGATGCAGCATAAGCTTTCGTTGCGAACTTAGCGTTGGCATTAACGACCAATAGATATGGAGCAAGATTGACAGAACCGTTCGAACTTCCGCCCCCACCGCTGCCTGTTCCAGTTCCTACTTTAACTCCATTAGCAAAGTATGTTTCATTAGGTATAATTAATCGATCATTGACTGACGAAATAGAAACATTACCAATGTAGATGGTGTTTCCTGAAAGATATAGCGATCCGAACGGATGAGTAGCTGATCCGATATCTACTCTATTGTTTCCCGCAGGAAGAATAGTTTCATAAACAAACAGATTATCTATATGAACATTGCTTGTTGCAGCCCACTTAGATTTAGACGTATTCCATGTTAGTATCTGCCAATTGCTCGGATTTTTCGTAGATTGATAGTCTACGTCGTCTAAACGATGCAGCCATACTTCACCAGAACCAGTGTGCTTAACACCAGCTGCTGCGCTGTATGCGAAACGTGAAAATCTCTTATCTACATTTTCGATAAGCTTATCGAATTTCTTTTCGATTTCTTTCGTATTCGCATCAGAGCCTGGATCACCTTTATCACCTTTTGGTCCTTGCGGTCCTACTGCTCCGTCTTTTCCGTCAGCACCTTTGCGTCCATCTCTGCCAGCAGGTCCAACAGCGCCTTGCGGTCCCTCTTTTCCGTCTGCTCCATCACGTCCAGGGGCTCCGTCAGCACCACGCGGTCCTTGTTCGCCGCGCTCTCCACGCTCCCCTCGTTGACCAGGAATTCCCTGTTCACCACGTTCTCCTCTTTCACCCTTATCTCCTTTCTCTCCACGAAGACCTCTATCACCTTTCTCACCTTGTTCACCTTTTGCACCGTCTAATCCAGGAACACCATGCTCTCCCTTGTCACCACGAAGACCAGGATCTCCCTTATCTCCCTTTTCTCCTCTAGCACCTACAGGACCAATTGGGCCTTGTTCACCAATAACAGAACCTGCTGTTACTAGAGCACCATCAGTCAATTGAAGAACTAAACTACCTTCAAATATGCGTGCGTCAACGATACCACGACCATCGCGACCGTTAGTAATCTCTGGGATTTGGATTGAGTTTATTTGCTCGAGAAGCTCTTCACGAACTTCTCGAATTTCAGCCTTCGCAAGCTTAGAGGCAACAGAAAGTAGCTTTGCCTTTTCTAGTTCTTCCATAATTACAGTTCATCCCTGAACTCTTCCACGTCATCAAGATCTTCTTTGGAAACCTTTTCGATAGCTCTTGTCATACTCTCAATAAGTCTTTTATCTTCTTCAGATAAAGGTTTTGGTACAAAAGGAATTTCAAATTCTTCTTTCTTGATCGTTGCTTTTTTCTTAGCGTCACCGGATAGTTCGATTTCTACTTTCTGAGGTTTTGCTGCGGCGGATTTAGTATTAGCGTCTGGTTTTTTAAGTGCGGCAGCTTTAGCATCTAGTTCTTTAGACTTGATTTCCATGTCTTTCATTGCTAGATCTTGATTAGCTTGTTGCATCTTTTGATCATGCTGCTGTTGCTGTATATCTATTTCGCTTTGATTATCACTTTCAGCTTCAATCTGCGCATCAATTTCTTTGATATCGTCTTCTGTCTGACGAAGAACGTTCTTGCGAATCCATTCCTGCGAATAATACTTACCAACGTATGCGTCAACAACACCAAGAACTGCAAGACGATTATTTATCATGTCTTGTTCTTTGATTTCAGCATAATAGTTATCACGTTGAAAATCATACTTGATACCATTTTTCATTTCCTGCCATTCTTCACGGGTCATTACGCCTTTAAGAAGAAGCTGAATTTCAAGTAGATTATCAAATAGATGTGAGAAACGATCGCGCAAACGCTCGATGAATTTAGCAAATTTCACTTCATCACGGGAAATTTCACTACCACGACCAAGAGAGAACTGACCATCTGGTTCTAAGCGCGAAATAGGAACAGATAGTGACTTGTAGAGTTTCTTGCGGAAGTAATCTACGTCTTCCATTTGACCAAGATTTTCACCACCAGGCAGTGTAGTGATTTCAGTTCCACGCCCACCTTCACGACGAGGAAGCCAATAGTCTTCCAGCATAGTCATGAACTTGCGTGAGTCTTTAACTGCGCCAGTATCAGCGTCGTATACAAGACGATTCTTATGACGAACCATCATGTCACGAACATACTGTTCAGCTTTTGCTTTTGGTAAGTTTCCAACGTCGATATAGAAAATACGACGTTCGGGAGCGCGAGCGAGACGATAGATAACGACAGCGTCTTCAAGCATACGCAACTGATTAAGAGGCTTAATCGCTTTGTGAAGATGCGAAAGCACCATGCGATTACGTGCGTCTAGATTACCGCTGTGAACGTAGCAGATAGCATCCTTGGAAATCTTGACACCCTGTGTCATAGTTCCCTGAGTCAAGCCTGCTAGATTGTATAGATAATATTCTTCGTAAGCGGGAACGATAAGCTTAGAATTAGTTCCTACTATAGGTGTACGTCTTAGCGGTTGACGAATCTTACGGATACGACGAGGATCGATATAACGTAGTTCTTGAATACCCTTACGAGGATTCTTAACGTCAATCATGATATGATAAAACAAACGACCGTCAACATACCAGCGACGGAAAATATCATAAGCAAGATTATGGAAATCTAGTAGATTAAGAATATTTTTGAATTCTTCTTCGATGCGCTTCTTCACGCTATCGGGTTGTTCTAACTTATCAAGATTGATAGTGATAGGATCGTCACGTTCATCTGTGATAATAGCTTCATTAACAACATCATCAATCGCAGATTCGCATTCTGGATACATAGACATCTCACGATATCTAGTTACCAGCTCGGCTTCGTTTTTAGCTGTGCCTTCTAAATCGACATATGTACCGTAAGCTCCACCAGGCGCAACTTCCATTGCTCCATCTAAGTTTGGTGGAGGAGCAAAGGAAGGAACGGAAACTGCTAGTTTTTCCTGTTCTTCCTCTGCTTTCCCTATACGGAAGCCGAATAATTCGATCGCCATTTATTTTCCTTCAAGAACTGTATAATATATTTATTAGGCGATCTATTAGTCTATGATCACCTTATTGTTGATATCGTTATCAACAGTCCAGTAATCGTATGCAAATTCTACAGTAAATTCTTCGATAGCGTCAGTTGTTTCCCAGTTAAGATCGATTGATGCGATATTTAGAGGGAAAATGTTTACGAAAGTATATTCGCGAGTTGGAACAGCATTATCACCAATAGTTCCGCCACCACCAAGAACGCTTGTCTTAGCATAGTGACGAACAGTAGCTACTGTGCGATATGATCCCAAACCAACTTCTGAATTTACGCCTGGATTGCGAAGGTTATTTTCGTGTGAGTTGATATATGAACTCCACTTTTCGAAAGCATTACGGACAATGAAGTCTTCGTCGTTGAGTACTGTTACTGACCAGTTTTCGAAAGTACGATTACCAGACAACTTGATCTTACGACCAAAGTAAGGAACTTCAACTTGACCAACAACACTCGTTGGGACCGTAGTTGCTTTACATACGAAGCGGAATTGTGATTCCGCTGCGCTTTCTGCGATTGCTCCAGGTAGAGTCATGAATACTTCGAAAAGCGAAGCTCTTGCGCCACCGTAAGGTAGTCCTTGTGAGGCGAAAGTTGACACATTAAAGGGCATTTGTTTTTTTCTCCCTATGGTTTAAAGTATTTATTCCGCCGATTAGAACTTGCCAATAACTTCAGAGAAATCAACTCCAGTGCGAACCGCAACAAAGTTAAGCTGAATGAAGTTAATGGAACGAGCAGGCTTAATGTAGATATCGCCTACGAACTCGTTGCGATCAATGACTTCTGCTGTGTTATTTGTATCGTCACAAACAACACGGAAATCTGTGATACCACGACGACCCTGAACATCGCGAAGGAATGGTTCTACCATTGATCTGAACTGAGCACGAGTAAACGCATCGTTGAATTCGAACAGAGTATACTTAGCAGCAGTAGCGATAGCCTTTTCAAGAACAATGAACAGACGACGAACATTGATACGGTCGAAGGCAGATGGCTTGGCTAAAAGCGTCTTATCGCCATACAGAACAGTCCCTTCTCCTGGGAATGTAACGACTGGATTGATTCCCTTCTTATAAAGGGCATCGCGGTCTGTCTTATTTGGGCTATAAGAAAGACGAATCACATTCTTAATCTGACCACGATTTAGTCCAGCTGGTGACCACCATGGATCACGTTCTAGATCAGTGCGAACCATCGTACCAGCGATATCGCCGTTTAGAGGAACGTAACGATACACATCGTTGTACTTATCGTACTGATACTTCCAGCCAGAATCGAGTGTCGCATAAGAAGAAGATGGCAATGTATTACGGAAAGTCGTAATATCATCAACTTCAGAACCAGCATATCTGCTGTTATTGACAACACTGCTTCTCAGAGGAGAAATAACAGCAATACAATCCTTACGATATTCGCAGATATTGTTGATGATATGTGTTGCCAGAGTTTGTGTTGAAGCAGCACCAAGAACGATCGAAACGTCTACTTCTTCTGCATTCTTAAACTGATTATATGCGTTGATATAATCTGCTTGGCGAGGAAGTGTACCATCCTTACCACCAGTGAAAGAATATGCAAGAACAGGTTGAGTACCAGCACCGAAAGCTTTGCCTGACGAGCTAGGAGATCCTGCATTTGTCCAACCGGTTGGATGAGCCATCCAGTAGATATACTTAGAATTCTGTTCAATGAAGTTTTGATAATAAATCGTATTACCTACTTCATCGGTAGCTCCTTTAGCCTTAGAAACATTAGGGAACATTTCCAAGATCGTGTTTGAAATACCTGAGAAACGACCATCTTCGTCAACAACGGCGATGTGCATTTCGTCATTGGTGCCACCACCACGAGCAACAGATACTGATGTTCCTGGAGCATTTGAAACATTATTGAAATATTCCCAACGACGTGTCGTTGTTGCTTGTGTTCCAGTGTTTCCGGTATACTTAGACTGAAGCGTTACTGTGTTACCTGTAACAGATGCAACTTTAACAGCTTGTTTATCTGGTCCAAGCAGAAGAATGTCACCAGCAACTACCTTTGTATTAACGGCAGTAGCAGTTGTGTAGGTTACAGTTGTAGAATTGCTCGTGAAAGAGCAAGTACCAGTAATTGTGCTTTCGTAAGCGTTTGCAGTTGGGCAAACAGAAATACGAAGAGAATTACCTAAATCGCCAGGAAAACGAGCAACGAAAGGACCTACTCCACTCAATCCAGAATTAGAATAATACTTGTCGTAGTCTCTGTCGTTGTTGACGATAAGAACTTTCGTATTTGCTGCGTTTGTCGTAGCATTACGAGCGCAATTTGCGTCTGTATTAGTTGTGTTAGCACGAACAGCACGAACTACATACAGCGAATTACCATATGCAAGAAAATTTGCTGCGGTAAACCAATCGGTAGCTGTGTTACCGTTAGGGACTCCAAAATTGCTTACGAGAGTGACTTCGCTATCAGCCAGAACGCGCTGATTAACAGGACCCCATTTGGTATGAGCCGCAACAGCTCCAGTTGTTGATGATACAGCCGGAATGATTGTTGTGAGATCAATCTCACTAACATTTACGCCGGGAGAAACTTGAAAAGCCATTGGACTTATCTCCTTTTTATAAAACGAAGCGATTCTTCGCGCAATTTAAGCTTTGCTAGGTTTATTTATAAAAACGGCGGTTTTTGTCACCAATTCTCGCTTAATGAGTCTTCCATAGAACTTTGTGAGTTTCCATCATCAAAAAACCCAGCAGGTAACAAATCGTCGTGTACGTCTTTCATCGTTTCATTAGCTAAATTACGACGTATGTCATTATTAGTCAAATCTTTAAAATATGGCTGAGTTATTAACCAACCAAACAGCACAAGAGTCATAGCCAAATCATCGTGACAACCTTCTTCTGCTTTGTATGTATCTTTGTCTTCTACAAAAGTAGTTAACTCTTCGATAGTTTCAAAGTCATTGATGAGAAGTTTATTGCTTTCAATAATCGTTTTCAGATTTGAACAACCAATTTTTTTGACAGACTTAGTCGTACGAATACCAAAAGCAGAACGCGAACTAAATCCACCACCCACTTTGATGTTCTTATTCTTACTGAAAGTGGCTATGACGTTTTCGTATTCGAGATCCATGAACAAAGAGTTGACGACTTGCTGACCAATATTATTCGTTTCACCTAGCACATATGCGTTATTGTAAAACTTACAAAAACGATATACAACATCAGGAAACATGAGTGGCGTCACATCGCGACTTCTGTATTTAGCGACTTGCTTATATGGGAATTCAGTGACGTCGATAATAGAAAGGGCTGAGTAATCGTTGCCTACACCTTCAGAAACGTCAAATATGCCTATGTAAGATCTGCGAGGATTTGGCATTTCGTAAATGTCTAGTCCCCATTTATCTTTTTGAGGTGTAGTCCATGCGAGCTCGCGAAGTTTCATTGGGTGAATAAGAGTGCTGGACGAACCAATGAACTCGCACTCAAACTCCTGACGGAATTGCTCTTCGCTGGTATTAGCTATTGTTTGCTTTTTCCATTCTTCGTCACGTCCAGGAACATCTGACCAATGAATTTCTACTGGTTTGTACTCACTTCGTGCTTCTGTAGCATCGACCCACATTTTGAAGAAATGATTCATACCATTAGGTGTAGACACAATGATGATCTTAGTCGTCTTACCAGATGAAATCGTAGGATACGTAGAAGCAAAGAACTGATCAGCAAGATTACGTTGCACGAACGCAAACTCATCGAGGAAAATTAGGTTATATGAACCACCACGGATGGCGCTTGATGACGTAGCAGCAGCAACAACCTTAGAACCATTTTCAAGTTCAATGTTACCTTTGTTCCAAGTGATAACGCCTTGTTGAAGCCATTTTGGAAGATATTCGTACGCAAGTTGGAGTTTAGCTAACAGATCTCGCGCGAGCGCTCCCTTGTTCGCGAGGATAGCAACGTTCTGCTGATCCGTAAACAATACAAGCCAAAGTATATACGCGACCGATGTGGTAGACTTACCTACCTGACGAGGAAGCTTACAGATAGAAAAGCGATTGTTAGCAAAAGTATGCAACATTTTAGCCTGGAAATCCCACATCTTAAAAGGCATAAGTCCATGGTCGACGTTGACAATTTTGATATAGTTACGAGCGAAATACTCTACGTCTTTAGCGCATTTAATATATTCATCAGCTTGTTCTTTGGTGTATTGATGAATAACACCAACAGCTTTTAGATTAGGATTACCTAGATATGTTTTAACTGCCATTACTTACGACCGTTAATCAAAGCCTGTAGCTCTGCTGAAGTACCAACGAAAATAGCGTTCTCAGCTTGAATATTCTGAGCAGGAGCTTTAGGATCATCAGTTTTCTTAAGATCTTTTAGCTTCTTCTGAATCTCAAGTAGATCTTTGTTTGCGTCTACCATTGTCTTGATGAGTTGCCCGACAACTTCGAATGCGCGTGGATGTTCGGACGTCTTAGCAACCATGAGCGCTTCTTCAAGTGCATCATTACCTTTATGAATGATCTGATGTAGATTATTCCTCACCTTAGCAAAATCATCATCAATATCTGCATTAGGATCTACTTCTATAGGAGCCAATGGCTGTACCATAGGAGAAGCAGATTCCGGTAAATTCAAAGCATTCTCAACGCTCAATTCAAAATTGCTTTTGTTATTCATCTTGTCCTGTCTTTGGATTGTATTTCCTACCATCTATGAAGAAATAAGAATTCGAACAGAATCCATAGTCGTTTTCAGGATTAATCATTGTGTACGGGATAGAAGCAGCGCTATTAGTTGTTGGTGAACCGTTGGCTAATAGTCCTGGACGCACAACTATACGAGAATTGCGTGGAGTATTGGCTACGTCGTCGAGAGTAATCTTAGTACCATAGTTTGTATTTGCAGTAACAACACCAAAGTCCACTTGAGCACGTTTGATGATACCAGCGCGACGCACTGGACCGTAGAAGTATGCTTTCACAGTAAAGTCAAACGTATAGATCAAAGCTCGACGAGTGTTAAAATCGCCTTCGTAAGTATCTTCGATTGATACTGTATTCAAAATCGTAGGAACGTCTAGAGTGATACTTGTCTGTGGTATAAGCTTGACTTGGTTAGTCCATTCTGGACCAAAATAGGGTACTATCTGTTCAAGGATTTGTGCGCCGTCGTCCGCGTTACGCACGTATGCGTACAGATTAAACTGCAAGTCGTACGGGACTGGCATATAGTTGAAGTCTAGCTTATTGTCGTCGGTCGTGATCTTGATGTTCTTAGTTAAACCGTTTAGTCGACGAACGCCATCATAGTTCAGCGTCGTCATTTCAAATCCCATACGAGGAAGCTGAATAGCAACAGGCTGATCTAAGTTAGGATCCTGTGTAGTACGAACTAAGAACTTTTCTTTAGGACCATATGCAAGCGGGATCGTTATCGCGCTTATATTATTACCGTTTGTATCGTATCTACGAACAACGATGTCATTAAACATGTTACCAAACATGATAACATATTTACGCAGCGATTGATGATAAAATTGTGATCCGAACATTAGTAGCGATCCACTTCAGAGAATGGGTTACGTTCGCTGAAGTCGAGGAAATCAAACGACTTAGCAGTAAAATATTGATTATTAGCAAGTTTATCTTGCATTTCAACTCTGTATTCCCATAGAATAGATTCGCCGTCTTCGTTCAGAATAGAACCATCGCCACTTTCAAGAGTAATCTGATAGTTGAGAATATTCGCATCAATACGAGTGCCGATAGCGTCGATTTCGGTATTACCTGTAGCAATAGTACCAAAGCGATCAACAAGTTCGCAACTGAGTTCATATGTGTAGAGCTTACCGTGTTGATAGAAAACTTGCTCGTGTTCAACGAACTTGATTTCGTATAGTTTCTTATTCAGAGGGAAGTAAATCCAGTCACCTTCGAATGGTCTTGGATGAGTCAACTGATAACCTTCAGTTGAACCAGTTTCCAAACGTAGTGCGTCGCTGTTTCCCCATTCATTAGTATTAGCATCTTCGATCTGAATGTTGTAACCGACTTCAGTCAACACTTTTTCGTTAGATACTTGCTCCCAACGCTTACGAGCCATAACAAATGTGATACTATCACGAATTTCAAGATTAAACTTAGAAAGGAAATCACCTTCGCCTTCAAAGTTCTGCGTGTTCTTGATATACATTTCAATATCGATAGCGTCGTTAAACGCAGACGAAACGTCTTCACCAAGCAATGCGTCTGGATTCACGAGTGTACGAGGCATATACTTCACGTCCAGACCATAGATCTTAATAGCCTGGATAATCAAATCTTCGGCTAGATCTTGCTGACGACCAAAGGTAAACGGACGGAAGTACTTGTTCGTTGCCATCGTTATCCAATCATGTCCGTAACAGGCAAGCTGTAATCGTTAATAACCGTATCTTCAAGTTTCTGTATTTCTTCGGTCGCTTCGTCCCAGATCTTTTGACCATTAAATGTAATACCACCTGGAAGATTCATTCCTTCGTATAGTTTAAGATGCTCACCCCACTGACGCTTCACGAGCGCGGTCGCGTACTGTTTAAGCCAAGGTTCGTCCCATACGTCTGGATATTCTTCTGGATTAACTTCTCGATATCCGTCGATGATAACGTACTGACCTGCGATAGTATCGTCTTTCCAGTTCATATCAATATACAGTTTATCCGTGTTGCGATTGTAGCGGATAGGTTTCTTACCGACGAACACTTCTTCAAGGAACTCGATGTGACGCATCGCAACAACGTATGGTGTGACCGATACGCTGGAAATATTGAACAGTTCGTTAAGATGAAGCTGATAGCGAACGTTGAATAAATTCATAGCTCCGTATGAATCGTTAATATCAAAAATGCGAGTTACGCCCACAAAATCATCGGGAAGCGTGATATATTCGTTGTCGAGATCAGTTTGAGTAAGTTTATGTGGATAGTACACATGCTGCATGCCGTCGAAATGGTAATCGCGGAACTTGAGCAAAGCGTCGTCGATACGATCCTCAATCTGCTCGTCATCCACGTTAATGTCGATTACAGGAGAACCCAAACGGCGTAGGATATATTCTTTGAACTGTTTGCGGGTCGTAATAGCCATTGATTAACTCCAGTAAGAAATCAATGCTATTTATAATAGATAGCTTAGGGCTTATTAGGCCAGGTTATGTTCCATGGAAAACCATCTTGCTTTGTGATGTCGCGCAGAGCTTGTCTATATGCAGACCAAGCAGATTTGTCGACAGTTGCATCAGCGAGCTGTGTCCAATCACACTCAGAAAGTCGACTATTTCTTTCTTTTATCATTTCCTGCTTCATCATTTCTGTATCGGATGCTAGTTCGTCAGGAGTTTTTGTTGTGATATTCCACTGAACAGTCCAAACACCGTTAACAATAACGGGAAACAATTGAATAGCCTTCTGAACAAAACTAGTTTCTGGTTTAGGTTGAATCGTAACTTCTACCAGTTTAGCATTTGAATGAATAGCTGTATCCGTATGAGGAAAAATTTCTAATATATTTACGTCAGAATCATAATTAGTATACGGATTATCTGCTTGCAGAGATTCTAAAGTGTATGGGTACTGAACAATTTCATTATTGATAACTTTTGCGTATACGTTCACGATGATCTCCTGATATTCTTAATAGGTTATTGTTAATGAACCGTTATTGTTTATGGAATATGTATTTCCAGGTGTAACAGCTACATTATAGTATGTAGATGGGCTAGTTCCTGTAAATGTAAGACCAAAACCGGTAGTTGATGGAGCACTGTAACTTGCGTTTGTTCCGTAAAATGACGCTACGCCAGAAATACTATACCAAGAACCAAACATATATCCATTAAGATTATTTACTATCGCATCAGCACCTGAACCGGTGGTAACATTAATTAAAAGAGATGAACCAGTAAGACCGGCATAATTATTATAAGACAAACTGCCTATAGATCCACCTGTCCAATACCAAAGAGTAGGATTATAGGTGCTATTTCTTTCATAAACACCATTAGTCGCATCTCCAGGTGCATATGCAAACCATTGTACAATATCTATAGTTGCGGCGACCGCATTTGCTTGGCTGTTTGCTGATGACGGTACGGCTGCGACTATAGTGTTATATGCTGTTACTGAACGATTTTGAAAATCAGAATAAGTTTTTCCGGTACCAAGATTGGTTCCTCCTGGAGGAGTCCATGTTCCAGCTGCTCCTGATCCTATTACAGTTAATAACTTAGTAACACCTGCAGGAACAGTAAAATTCGAATATCCGGATGCAAACGTGTAAGTTGTTAGTTTACGTCCACCCCTAAAACCAAAACTAGAAGCCGACATAGCACCGCGAGTAATAATACTTGGCATAATTATCCTACTTACTTAAACTGTGTCTGTGAAGCGAAAATAG